TGGCGCGAACTGCGATCAGGTGGGCGAAATCTTCCCCACCCTCTACCGCCCGGACGGCCCCGCCGCGGCGCCTGCCACGCAGCGGCGCACAGTGCGGTCGCTGACGCCGATCACGGCGGCGTGTAGGCGGATTGGGTCTTGACGACCATCCACTGCTTCATGTCGCCGTAACGCACGTAGTTAGCTGTAACGTCAAATGAATATAGGGGCGTGGTCCCATAGAATCCGCCAAACTTGGTCGCCGTGCCTGTCAGGTCGAACGGTAGCGGCTCCCACAATCCGATCTCGTCGGTGGGCGCCGGGAACGTCGTATATCCTCCTGATAGCGTCGGAACGGCCCAGTCGATGTAAACGTCTATGCGGCCGCCATCCGGTCCGTATGACTCGATCGCGTCGGGGCCAAATACTACGTACCAGCCCCCGCCGAGACTGCCTCGACCTAGCTCGTCAAGGTCGCTAGGGTCGCTGTGCCAGTCGCGCAGGTTCCACCCGCGCGGGCCGCCCTCCGGCGCGTGCGTACGATAGTCGGTGTAGACGTACCAGCGCTGTAGCGGCGAGATCGGATCAGTGCCCCACTCGACGCTAAGCGTCCGACTGGCGGCGCTGCCGAACAGGCCAACCTCCTCCCGCATCGACGCCTGGGCGGAGGCGGTCGGGTTGTTGACGTGCAGCAGGCCCGCTCGCAAAAGTTGCGACGAACTTCCCTCGTGGGTGATTTCGCCCTCCGCTAACCAGTACGCCTGCGCTCCGTTGCGTGACACTGCGCCGGCGAACCCGATCAGGAACGGTCGCGTCCAATCCTGGGCGTCGAACCCGACCAGCACGCTGTCGCCCGGGACAAAGGCGTAGAGGCTCAGCACGATTCCCTGACCGCCGTCATAGCGGATGTCGGTGATTGTCAGCGTGTTGGACTGGTTGATGCCGAGATGCAGTCCGTATGCCGCGTCGTCCGCTAGCGCGACCGTCACACTAGGGGCATGGACATCGACCGCCGTTACCGTGGCGACGCGGTATGTCGGCTTGAATTTCTGCCAGCCCGGCAACAGCGCCGCGTTGAGGAAAGCCTGTGCGGGCGTCATGGTCTGACGCGCGCACATCGTGCCGGACGGGATGTTCGTCGTGCCCGAGAGGAACGCTTGCTGCGGCTCGCCATTGGCCTCCATTGTGGTTACCGACATGCCGACGCTGAAGACGCCCCCCAGCGAGCCGCGGTGCATCACGTCCGTAGCCGGGACCGTGACCGATGGCTCGAACGTGTTCCACCGAGCGATTTCCCGCAGCACGTTGGCGTCGGCGTGCTGCAGCGCCGTCAGCTCGGTGCGCGCGAGCCGCGTCGTCGACTGCAAGGCCATCCAGGTTTGCTTTGCTGCCTCCATCGCCGTCAGCGCGGCATCGATCACTTGCGCATCGGCCTCGGCAAGCAACGCTGCCGCGTAGGCGTCCGTCGCGGCACGGTAGTCGGCCGCTGCAGGCGCTTCTGCGTCCTCCGCGGCGGCCGCCGCCAGCGTCGCGGTCGCGATGTCCAGCGTGAGCTGGACGTGACGCGCATTCAACGCGTCGAGCGCCGCGGCCCTTTCGGCGGCGCCTGTGTCGTACTGGACCAGGAAACTGCGCGCGCCTAGCACGCTGACGATAGTCGCGACCGCCATGGCGTGCGGCTACAGCGCGGCGGACGCAACGTCCATCCACGCGTCGCTCGTGCTGACGTAGTAGTTGATGGTGTCGGCGACGAACGAGGTGGCAGGCAGGTGCGCGCGCTGCTGCGGCCGTAGCAGCCAGTCTATGCTGCACCGCACGCGCAAGCTGGTCGACGAGGTGTAGATGGTGCGGATCCCGCTTAGCGTGCGGTCGTTGGATGCGCTGGGGTCGTCGTCGGCCGGCACGCCTGCGGCGTAACCCATGAGCGTCGCCGTGTGGTTGTACCCACCCTGCGCGACCGATACCGCGTCGACAGGTGCGCGCGCCATTTCCTGTTCGATGGTGATCTCCCCGAGCTCTGCCACGCGCGAGATCACGAACTCCGTTGCGACAGCCGCGCCGTCCAGATAGGGCGCCGCGGCAGGGACGACACACTGCACGTAGCTAGCCGAGTCAGTGCGCAGCGTCGCCTGCCATGACGAGATCGGCACGCGCAACGTGCCGCCGGGCGTGAGCATGTCCATGACGTAGCGCGCTGGCGCCGCCGCCACCAGCGGGCTGCCGGTGTAGTCTGTATGTCCGACCGCGGACGGCGCCGCCAGCGGCGACGGCGCCAGCGCCCAGCCATAGAGCGTCGAGCCGATCACCACCGCGGCGCCGAGCGGCGATGCGGCCGCCGCGACGCCTGCGCATCGGACCGTGCCGACTACCTCGGCCTGGTCTAGCGGGCTGTCGGCCGACGCCTGGCCGATCGGCGGGCCGAGCGTGTAGCCGAGCACGGCAGGCGATGCAAGCGGGCCGTCCAGCGTGATGATGCCGGCCGGGCTGTCGGTGCCGAACGCCTCGGTCGCCGGGGTGTAGTTGGCGGTATAGCGCGCGATGCCCTTGGTGATGCGCAGCTCGTCGATATACGCGCCCAGGCTGTCGCCCAAATAGTGGAATCCGATGTAGACGCCGCCTTGCGCGATGTCGAACGCGGCGGGGCTTTCCGCGCCCGTTGTCACGCCGTCCAGAAAACAACGGAACGCCCCGCTTGCGCGTGTGACTGCGAACGCGTGCCACGTGTTGGCCGTCAGCGTCGTGCCGGTTGGCTGTGCCAGCCACTCATAAGAGCCGTTCGCCCGTGATCCCTGCAGGTCCAGGTCGACGGCGGTTGAGCTTGCGTTGGCGATGTAGAACGCGCCCTGCGCTCCGTCCTCTCCGATCTGCACGGCTACCGCGTACTGCCCACCGTAGCCAGACGCCGGCGCGCGAATGCGGAACTCGATCGTGAAATCGTCGGTCCCGAGGTCAAACGCGGCATGTGACGGGATCGACAGGTAATGCGACCCGCCGCCGGCCAGGTACAGCGACGCGCCGCCGAAGACGCTGTGCGTCGTGCTGATCTGCGCGCTGCCGACTGCAGACGGCGTGTGCGCGTAGCTGCTGCGGTCTGTAAATGTCGTCGAGCCGTTGCTGCCGTCGAAACTCAGCAGCAGCGAGACGTTCGCGAAGTAGGGGTCGGCGGCCATTGGGCAGCGCGTTGCCTAGGCTGGCGCGTGATCACCCTATCGTCGCGCTGACGATCTCGAGCGGCGCGCCGGCGATCACGGTGAGGGTGTTGAATACTGCGTAGCCGGACACGGCGCTGCCGCCCTGCTGCGCGGGCAGCGAGAGCTGAACGGTCCCGTCGCTGTCGGTGAACTCGACGTAGGCGATCGTCCCGCTGGCGTCGGCGCTGGCGTCGTTGGTGTCGATCGCGAAGGTCAGCTGCCCGGTGCCCCCGTTGACGCTGCCGGCCGGGTCGTCGAGGATGATGGTGCCGAGCAGCACGTCGCCGGAATCGCGTACCTTGATCAATCCCGCGCCGGCGCCGGCGTCGATCAGGTTGGCAAAGGCCTGGTGTGCCGCGACTTTGGCGGCGACGGAGTAGGTGGCGGAACCAGGTGCGGGCATGTGCAGCCTCCGTGGTGGTCAGGATGTGAGTCGCTGTGTGACGTACAGGGTCAGCGTCGACCGGCCGGCGGCGACATCGAAACGCGACGGCGCCGCCACGTAGACGCCATCGCGCGTCGACAGCGTTAGCGTTGGGTAGGTCTCGACGAGGCGTCGCACGGCGGCGTCCTGCGCGGCGGAGGGCACCCAGGCCAGGACGATGGTTGCGTCTCCCGCGGCAAAACCACCGTCGTTGACGACGACCCCCCCGTCGAGCGTCGAGACCCTGGTCAGCCTGCGGGCCGTTGCGCCAGGTTGGGTGGCGCCGGCGTGCAGGCGAAGCATGACGTGGCCCAACGTGTCGGCGATCAGGGTGGACAGGAATGCGCGCATGGCGTCAGGCCCCAAGCAGCATGGCAAGCCCGTCGGCGTTGACCCGCACCTGGATCGCGCGGAGGATTTCCCACATGAACGCCTCGAGGTGCGGCTGCAGCCCCGCGCCGTCGATCTTGATCAGCGCATCGCCGCGGTCCATGGCGCGGGTTTGTGCCTCGAGCTGTTCGATCGTGGCGCGCGTCAGGTCCTTCTGCAACTCGGCGGCTTCCTGGCGCAGTTTGTTCTCGATTTCGAGCTGTTGTTCGATGACTTCGAGAATCTCGAGGCCGTAGAAACCCTCGACGGCGCCGAGCGCGCCCAGGGCGTCGCCAATGACTTCGCCAGTGCTTTCCATTGTGGCGTTCAGCGATTCGAACGTCGCTGTCACGATTTTTGCATTGGCCTCCAGCTGCGCGATGTCCAGCTGGACCCGGAACTCCATGAACTTGATGCGCTCGTTGCTGGCGATCTTCTCCAGTTCGATTTCGGCTTCGCGGACGTTTTTGGCCAGGGTGATCAGCTGATCGTTGGTGAGGTCTGTTTTTTTGCCGAGCGCCGTCATGACATCGGCGGACGTGGCGAGCTTGCCGGACATCGTCTCGGTCGTCTCGGCCAGCGTCTTGCCGGCGCCGGCGGTGGCGACCAGTCGCTGCTCATAGCCGGTGATCTTGCCGGTCGCGGCGTCGAGCACGGGCACGATCTGCATCGTGTAGGTCGTCGCCTCTTTCGTCGCCGCACCGGCCGCGGCGGTGCCGTCGGCCAGCTTTTCGCTGGCGACGGCGGCGTCGATCATTGCCTGGTTGGCCTCTTCGTAGGGGTTGACGGCATCGGCGGCGGCGGCACTGGCGTCCGACATGGCCTTGCCGGCCGCGACCCAGCCCTGCGTTGCCTCGTCCCAGACGACGGTGCCGTCGTCGATCAGCTTGGACGCCTCGTCGATGGAGCCGACGGCGATGCCTGTGGTTTCGGCGAAGCGCTCGAGCGTGTCGGCGGCGCGCTCTTGTACGCCCTCGGCCGCCTTTTGCGCCTCGGTCAGTTTCTCCTGAGCATCCTTCCAGGCCAGAAGCGACACGGTGATCGCGCCCACAGGGACCGCCAGCGCACCTATGTAGCCCACCAGACCGGCGGCACCTCCGAGAACGAACGCGAGCTTGCCCGCCTCGACAGCAGTGGCCGCCAACGACCCGACCATCCCGACGCCCTTGGCGCCAACCAGCAATCCGGCGACAGCGCCCAGCCAGTCGGCAAGCGGACCAAGCACGCCAAGCAGCTTATTGAACTGCGTGACGGCGCCGCCGATGTTGCCGGCGAAGGTCAGCCAGTCCAGGTTGGCGCCGTCGATCTCGCTGCCCATTTTGACCAGGATGTCGAACAGCGGCTTGAACGACTCGATCACGCCGGCCGTGAAGTTGCTCAACCCCAGGAACGCTGCACCGGCAAGCTCGATTGCCTTGGTCAGGCCGTCGACGGTGGTGATGTCGATGCCGGCGAACAACGTGTCGAAGGCGGCGATGACGGCTTCGATGCCTTTCTGGAAGCTGCCGAAGTCGGCCTGTTCGAGCGCGGCCGGCAGGTTCTTGGCGACGGCCTCGACAGCGGCCTGCAGGTCGGCGAAGACGCTTTCGATGTAGGCGACGAGCTCGCCGAGTCCGCCCTCGGCGACGCTGGCGGTCAGGGCGTTGAAGATTTCCGCGACGGCATCGGCCATGCCGCCGAACTCGTCGAGCAGCGGGTCGCCGATGGCGACCAGCAGCGCGGTGAGCGAGTTGGCGATCTTTTGGCCGCCCAGCTCGACACTGCCGGCCATTTTCGCGAATGCCTCGTCCGTCGCGCCGGCGACGTCCTGCATGCTGGCCAGGGTCTTGGCGAAGGCGTCGGCCTGCGGGCCCGCCAGTGTCGCGGCGGCGGTGAAGCCGTTGATCGAGCCGAACAGGATTTTCATCTGCTCGGCGTTGCCGCCCGTCTTCTCGGCGACGGTTGCGAGCAGCCCGGCCAGTCCGTCGGCTTGCAGGCCGGCGGCGTTGAACTCGATCCCGAGCTGCTCGGCGAGATCGGTGGCCTGCTGGCTGGGCGCGATGATGTTGCCGATGGCGGCACGCACGGCCTCGATGCTTTCGGCCGGCTTGATGCCCGCGGCAGTAAGCGTGGCAATGGCGGCGCCGACCTCCTCGATCGGCACGCCGGCCAGTTTGGCGACCGGCGCGACTTTGGCGAACGACTCTGCGAGGTCGTTCATCGAGATGTCGCCGTCGTCGATGATCGCGAAGAACACGTCGGAGAGCTTGCCGACGTCCTCGACCTCCATGCCGTAGCTGTTGAGGGTGCTGACCAGAACCTTGGTCGTCGACGCGAGGTCGGCCTTGGTGGCGACGGCGAGTTTTTCGGCGGCCGCGACCAGGCCGATCGAGTCGGCATAGTCGACGCCCGAGCCGATCGCGGCGCCGAGCGAATCCATGATGGCGTCCAGCGCTTGGGTGCTGCCGCCGGCATAGTCGAGTATGGCCTGGCGGAACGTGTCGAGCTGCTCGTCGGACGCGTCGATGATGGTGCTGAGCTGGCGGAACGCGGCGTCGAAGTCGCCCGCGACCGTGACGGCGAAGGTCGTCATGGCCAGGCCGGCTGCGAGCAGCCCGGCCTCGAGCTTGACCGCACCGACGCTGATGTCGGCGATCGGCTGGGTGACGTTCTGCAGGCTGGCGGTGAACTTCTCGGCGTTGCCGAGCGCGGCCATCGTCGCGGCGCCGGTCTTGTCGACGCCGTTGAAGATGAGATCGATGGTCTGCTGCGCGTCGGCCATGTCGGCGCCCCGGGCCTAGTTGCGCTGGCGGCTGCGTCGCTGGCGGTCCTCGTACCAGCGGGCCCATAGTGCGGTCTCGACCTCGGACAGGCGGCCCTCGGGGAAGAGGTCCGGCCGCACCTCGAACAGGAAGCGGTTGCGCTCTGAGCACAGGGCCATGGCTGCCCTTACGGCGGGGTCGGCCCAGAGCGCCGCGGCTTTCCCGGCTCGCAACCCTGGCCCGTCAGGTTGACGATGGCGTTTGTCAGGGCGTAGAAGACGCTCGGGAACGACTCGGCGAGCTTGACGGCGACCTCGCGGTTGGCGCTGCCGAGCTCGGGGCTGACGGCGCCGGCGGTAAGCATCTCGATGCGCCGGCTCACGTCGGCCGGCACGTCGGAGTCGCTCAGGCCGAGGCTGCGCCGGAACGCGGCGGCCTTGTCGGCGGCGTCGCCGGCCAGCGCTTCGATCATCGCGCGTACGTTGTCCAGGCCGCTGAGCGCGGCCTCGTTGGCGCGGGCCATTTCGGCCGCGGTGAGGCCGCGCACGACCCAGACCGGATCGGCGTCGCCGAACCAGGTCTTGAGCAGCGGGACGTCGATCGACGCCTGCCGGGGCTGTAGCGCGGCCTGCAGGAATCGCTGCAGGTCCATGGCGGGAACTGCCTGCGCTTAGGCCAGGACGTCGACCGACTCGACCCGCGGCGTGACGGTACAGGACGCCTGGAAGGTGCCGCCGCCGGCCGGGAAGGTGCGACTGACGCCGAACACGCCCTGCGTGAGTTGCTTCGGGACGCTCTTGTCGCGGTCCGGTCGGAATTCGAACCAGATTTCGCGGCCCTTCTGCGTCAGCACGCTGTCGGTGATGCCGTCGCGCAGCACGGCGGTGAAGCTGGCCTGGCCGAGCGAGCTGCTGGCCGAGCCGACCGGGCCGTCGTAGGTGCTGGTGCTGCTGATGCTGTAGGTGGCCTCGGCAGGGACCCAGTCGGATGTGTTGGCGATCGGCGCGAACAAGGGCGTCGCGCCGCGCATGTAGACCAGCTTGGGCACGTCGCCGGTGTGGATCGCGTCCAGCGCGACGGCGAACGTGACCTCGCCGGTGGCGTAGTCGAGTTGGTAGACCGGATAGTCGCTGCGCTCGACATGCAGGCCTGGGACGGTGTAGATCTGCGCCGTCGTCAGCACGGCCGCGGCGCTGGTGGTGACGCGGACCTGGCCGATCTCGATGCTGCCTGTGGGGATGTAGGGCGGGCCACCGGCGGCGCCGCGCGTCTCGCTGAATGTCGTATCGGCGCCGTCGGAGCCGGCGACGGCCGCGATGGCGCCGGAGCTGTTGATGGTGATGCTGTTGATCTTGGCGACGTTGCCGGCCGGCCTGGTGATGGCCACGCTGCCGGCGCTGACGCTGATGGTGCCGTTGGTGTCGGCGCCGCTGACGGCGGCCATGCTGGCGGTCAGCGCGGCGACGGCGACCGTGTTGTTGCTGGCGTGCGGGGTCAGCGCGCCGCCGGTGAGCAGCCCGTAGGGCGCGACGACCGGCTCGTAGCCCGACGCATTGCTGACCGGGCTGAAGGTGGCGGCGAAGGTGGTCTGGTCGCCGCTGTCGGTCAGGGCCTCGAACGGGTAGGCGGTCTGGCCGGCCTCGTAGCGGATGATGGGAGCGCCCATGGTGCGTGTCCTCTGCGGTGTGGGGGGTGGGTCAGGTGGGGGCAGCGGTGGCGAGTGCGCCACGGGCGTGGCTGTAGCGCACGCGGAATGTTGCTTCGGCGAAGACGAGCGCGCCGGCACCGATAGCGATGCCGCCGCTGGTGTAGTCGACGCCACGCGCCAGGCCGCCGAAGGTTTCGTCGGCGTGCATGGCAGCGACGATTGCGCCGAGCATTTCGTGCGCGTGCGCGCGCATGGTGTCGCGGTTGGTATTGGCTGCGGCCTCGGCGCGGGCGATGGCCAGCGGCATGGTCGCGTTGTGGGTGTCGAAGCTGGTTGCGACGTCGTCGACGCCGTCCTGCACGATCGTCACGGGCACGTCGCGCTCGTCCTCAGGCGGCGGAATGCCGTACTCGCCGCCGACGGCGGCGAGGATCGCGTTGAGCAGCTGTTCGCGGATGACGGCGGGCATGGCGTTTGCGCGGTCAGACGCTCGGCTGCGGCGGGTATTTCTTGGCCAGGATGTAGCGCATGGCGTCGATCAGCTCCTCGCGGAAGATCTGCTGCGCTTGCGGGGTGACATCGCTGCGCACGTCGTCGAAGACCTGGCTGAGCGATGGGCCGTGGAAGACCTTGACCTTGCGCGTGCCCGTCAGGCGGGCCGCGATGCCGATGTTCTGGCCCTTGTTGAGGACCATGTAAAAGGGCTTGTTGCCTGCGGTGTCGGGCCCGCCTTCGACGACCTGGGGCGAGCCGGTTGGCTTGACCTTGACGCGGATGCCCTGTGGCGGCACCGACGGGGGACGTATCCATCCGACCTTGTCGCCGGCGATGAGCGGATCGGTGCTGAAGCGTGTCAGCAGCAGGCCGCGTTTCTGGGCGCTGATGCGGCCGCTGAGGGCTTTCCGAGTGGCCTTGATGATCGTCAGGCGCTCGCTGACGTAGCCGGCCTTGAGGCGGACCTGCTCGCGGATCAACCTGCTGCTGGCGGTGCGGGTGCGCGGCGTGGTCTGGTTGATGGCCACGCGCAGCGCCTCGTCGGTATTGCCGCCGATGAACTCGAACAGGCTGGTCGCCTCGGCGAGTTGCGCCGGGTCGACGGTGACGCTGTAGGCGGTGGTCATGAGACGATGACGCGGTGCACGTACTCGGTCGAGGCCTGCAGGCTGTCGACGGTGAAGACCTCGCCGGTGTCGGCCAGCGTGAAGGTCTCGCTGCGGCGCGGCGGGGACGGAACCTCGGCGACGCGCACCTCGACCAGCCCGGTGTGCTGCGCGATGGCGGCGGCGGCCTCGCCGGAGCGCGTCAGGTCGCGGCTGACGAGCACCGTGCACGCGGTGGCGACGGCATCGCGATCGGTGTAGGTGGCGGCGAGCCCGAAGACCGCGAAGTTGCGATCCAGGGCCCGCGTCGCGCTGGCGTCGAACAGGCTGGGCACGGCCGCTCAGGCGATCATGGCGATCAGGCGACGGTGCCGGGCACGCCGGTGAACTTGACCGCCAGCGAGGTGACGCCGGAACCTGCGGCCTCGAAGGCGCAGGCGGCCGGGCCCGTCACGTCGCCCGTGGCGGGCGTGGCGGCGTTGTCGTCGAATGCCGCGGCGCTGGCGTCCCAGGTGAGGGTCTCGCCGTTGGCGATGACGGCGCCGGACACCTTGGGCACGGTGAAGACGCCCTCGATGCACAGTTCGCCGGTGGCGCCGTTGGCGACCGCCGCGGGCGCGACGCCCAGAAGGTTGCCGACGCGCACGACCTGGCCGGCGGCGATGGTGGCGCCGGCGGTGAAGCTGATCACCGCGCCGCGCTGCTGGTAGTTGTTCATGCTGGGTGCTCTCCGAGTCAGGGTTCAGCTCCCGGCGCTTCCGGCGCCGGGCTTGCTGCTGGATCAGGCGCCGTCCGCGCGGTGCAGGCCGCGGAAGTCGATCACCTTGGCGCCGAAGTCGAGCCGGCACTTGTAGGACACGCCGTCGACCTCGAAGCCGACATCACTCTCGATCACCGGGCCCTCGGCGCCGTCCAGGTAGCAGTACTCGACGGTGTCGACCATCGAGCTGTCGCTGGCCAGATACCAGGCGGTGGCGCTGGTGCCGTCCAGGACGGCTTCGACGACCGGCTCGAGCGCGGTGCGGCCGCCGGCACGGAACTCGTTGATCGTCGCGCTGGTGGCCGGCACGTAGTTGGCGCTGGTGAGCTGGTACGCGGTCTGCTCGAGCGCGGCCGGGACGATGAGGTAGCGCGGCGCGATGTTGAGATCCTCGCCGTTGGGGCCGAGCATCTTGCGCATCATCGCGCGGCTGGTGGCCAGGGCCGCGAGCGCCAACGCGCTGCCGCCGCCGGTTGTCAGGTTGGCGTGGCCGCCCGTCGTGGTGATGGCGGTGGCGTTGAACAGCGCGCCACCGTCGGACAGGTTGGCGTTGGCGGTGAGCTGGCTGTAGACGGTGCGGTTCTCGAGCCGGCGTGCGGCGAAGCCGAATGCGCTGACCAGGCGCTCGAAGCCGCGCAAGTCGTCGTTGATGATGGCCTGGCGGGTGAGTGCGACGATGCGGCCGTAGGTGATGACGGCGTAGGTTTCGGCGCCGTCCTTCATGGTCCCATACTTGAACTCGCCGTGCTCGTTGGTCTGCAGCAGCGACGGGGCGCCCGACAGCTGCACGACGCTGATGTTCTTGAAGTCCGGCGCATTGGGGCCTCGGCGGGCCCAGGTGACGTAGGTCCCGGGGTTCTCGTCATAGGCGCTGCGCAGGCGCTTGTTGGCGACGTTGGCGAACAAGCTCGAGAAGTCGCCGGTGCCGTGGTAGCCGGTACGGAAGTGCAGGATGCGGGTGGCCAGGGCGACGCGGTCGAGGCCCCGGGTCTGCTGGCCGTGCGCCTCGAGGTACTCGCGGCCGATCTCGAGCAGGGAGCGGCCGCGGTACTGTCGGCCGTTGTCGTCGAGGGTCTGGCGCGGGTCCAGGCGATGCAGGATGGCCTGCTCGATGCCGGCCATGCGGGTGGTCATTTCGTCGCGCACGGTGTCGATACGGCCGACGTTGCGATGGCCGCCAGCGGCGGCGTCACGCACGGCGAGCTCGGACAGCACGGCGGCGCGCGCGGCGTCCAGGCCGCCGCCGGCGCGGATGAGGCCGGCGGCGAGCTGCGGCACGCCGTGGCGGACGCACAGGTCGGTGATGTCGGCGGCAGCGGCGGCGAGGTCGGCCGCGCGCTGGTCGAGGGCCGCGGCGTCGGTGGCCGGCGCCTGGGCGGGTTGGTTGCTGGCAGAGGCGCCGGTGTCGACGGTCGTGTCCATGAGGGTCCTCGTGGTGGCGGGTTGGGCGGGTGCCCGGGTGGCGGCGGCAGGCGCCGCGACGAACAGGCACGGGGTGCCGGGATCGGAGGCCGCGCGGGTGCCGGAGAGGTGGTCGGCCGGGATCGGCACGAACGACAGCTCGGCGGGCTCCCAGTCGACGGCGCGGTAAAGCGGGACGTTGGCGCCATCGGTGCGATTGGCGGCGGCGGTGATTTCGTAGCGGCGGACGTTGTAGCCGACGCTGATGTTGCGGATGACGCCGGACTGGATGTCGCGCACGATGCCGGCGATGTCGTCGCGCTCGCTGAGCTGCAGCGTGGCCAGCCCCTGGCCGTCGCGGATGGACGCGGCGGTGACGACGCCGATCTGCGCGCTCAGGTCATACGTCGAGTGCGTATTGAGCACGGGCGCGGCGCCGCTGGCGAGGCGGGACATGTCGACGGCATCGTCGGAGACGACGAGCTCCTCGTCGTACTGCTGGCCGGTGAACCAGTCGAAGCGGCGCACGCGGGCGCCGGTGGTCCAGACGACATCGACAGTGCGGGCGGCGGCGTCGAAGCTCTGCGGGCTGAGGGCCGCGGCGCGGCGCTGCGTGGGCAGCACGCGCGCACCGGGGGCGGCGGTGGCGGTGTCCGGCGTCGGGTGCATGGTGCCGCACTGTGCGCGCGCGGCTGTTCCATTTCCAGGAAAAGTGGGACGATTTGGGCTGCTGCTAGCCCGCAGCCGCTGGCGCGGCTAGGGGGCGATGACGAGCAGCTCCTCGCGCCGGCGGCGGCGCGGGCGCTTGCGCGGGGGCAGGATGCTGAGGGGCTCGAGCTCGCCGGGGCGCCAGTGGCGGCCGCGGCGCGCGAAGGGGCTCGCGCTGTCGTCGTCGTCGTCGAGCGCAGTCTCGTCGCCCCAGGAGCCGGCGAGCCAGGCGCTTGGTAGCCATGCGCCTGTGAGCCAGGTGTATGGGGTTGTCATGGCGGGACGGATGGGATGGCCACTACCTCACGCCGGCCGCCACGGGTCGGAGCCCGGCACGCCGGAGCCGGCCAGGGGCACGTCGTTGACCTGCTTGACGTTGGCCGCGATTGGCGCGATCTGCGCGGCGGCGAGCACGGCGGTCGCCACGTCGCCAGGGCAGGACGCCGAGAGCGCGGCAAGCAACCGGTAAATCTCCATCATCTGCTGCTCGCCGGTCAGGCCGTTGGGCATGGCGGCGCGCCAGATTAGCGAGTAGAGGTAGGCGTCGGTTGCGTTGAGGGTCGCCGCGTCCGTTGCGCCTGCGGCTGCGAGGATTGCGGAGACGGCCTCGGCGGACGCGCCGACGGGTGCTGTGCTGGCGGATCCATCGGCCGGCACGATGGCGGCGGCCGCGACTGAGGCGGAGGCAAGGGCCTCCGCTGTGGCGATGCCGGCGGCAGGCACGATGGCAACGTCGGCCGCCGAGACCTCGCCGACAACGGGGTCGCCGTACACGTCGCCGTCGAACGCGACCCACCATTGATCGTAGGCGGTGCCGGGGCTCGCGCCGGCGACAGGTGCGGCGTCGGCATCGTAGGTGCCTGCGCCTGAGTAGGCGACCGATCCTGCGGCGACGATCGTAATCGCGCCGTAGTCTGTACCGGCGACGATCTGCGCCGGGCTGGGGGCTGCGCTGCCGGCTGGGATGACGACGTAGTAAAGCCGGACGTAGCGCGCGAACGCGGCGTCTGGCGCGGCGATGGGGGCGCTGGCGAGGGCGGCGAGGGCGGTCATGGTGCGACCTGGGTGGCTGCGCGTGGCGCGGGGCGGCTGGCCGACGCCATCATGCGGCGGTGATGCGCGGCACCCAGCCCGTGCTTGTCTTGCTGCCGGGCTTGTAGGTCGACAGGGACAGGGCCGGCAATGCCGCGGAGGCGGTCATGGTGGCCGCCGCTGCAAGCCCAGCGGCGGCCAGAATAGCAGCAGCGGCCGACGCAGACGCGCCCATCTGCTGTGCGACTGCAGACCCGGCCGCGGGGGCGATGGCGGCGGCGGCCACGGAGGTCGACGTGACGGCCTCGGCGCTGGCGGCCCCTGCCGAGACGACGATGCCGGCCGCGACAGTAGCGGACGGCACCAGTGTCGCGGCCGTTGCGCTGCCCGCTGCGGCAGTGATGCCGACCTGCACCTCGGCCAGCGCGGCGGGCGCGGCGACAGGCGAGCTGGCAAGCGGGGCGAATGCAGTCACGAGGGCTCTCCGGCGTCAGTTGCCACGCGCAGCCGTCACAGCCTACGGCCCAGCACGCTCACGGCGATCGCCAGTGTGGTGATCGCGTCCCGCGCCTGCGCTAGCGTCGTGACGTTGGCGGACACCCACGCCTGGACCTCGTCCGGCGTCATCTTGCACA